CCAGGCGGGAAACAGCATCACTAAGAGTTACAAGGCTCGCCAGTCCGATCTCAGAATGTTTGTGCACAGTGCTCAGGGCCCAAATCCAGATATAATCCCAGTCTACTTGTCATTTGACATGTCTGAGTTTTCAAAGAAGTTCCCACACAAGAACTTAAGAGTACTTGGTGAAATACTGGCTAGCCTAACTGGTGACACCTCTCTGAAAAGACTCGATATAGCTTTTAGGTCCGCAGCTGTTGCTCACAGAACTCGTGGCATATCCACAAGTTATGCTGGGGTGACAGGTGGCTTTGAGGGATTCCTTAACTTCGGGTGGACTACTCTCCATGTGGCGATCATGGTGTTATCACTAAAAGAAGCAGGGGTGCAGGGGGTTATCCTTGCATACTCTGATGACGGTGTTTTATACTTCTTAGTAACTGGTACCCCTGAACAAATAAGAGAAAGAATAAGACAAGCCGTTGTGTCTATACAGGCTACATATGAGAGACTTGGCTTGATGTTTCACTTAGGTAAGACCCTAGTTTCTACTACTACGTTTGAGTACTTAGGTGAGATAGGGGATGATGGTAGGCTCATTGACACATGGGTAAAACCCTTATCTGGATTCGGTGTAAGGGACCGTGATTCTTCCCTCTCAACTTTAGGGTCCGAGTGTGATGCCATAGTTGGTCAGGCTTCAGCAGTGATTTCCAAGGGTTTGCCAGGCGGTTATATTGAGCCCTTCATGTACTATATGGTTCATCTTCGCCTAAAACGTTTATGCCCAGGATTGACAGTCCCTGACACAGCAGGGATTATGGTGCTCCCTAGATCTAGCGGGGGCCTCGGCCTTCCTTGCACGCTATCAATGAGTCTACAGACAGATTCTGATCCTTTATCTGAATTCATAGCTGACTGTAAATTGATGATTACAACCATGCCGGGGGTTGTTGAAAAGATGTTATCCTTTGTTATAGAACATCTTGCATCTCCCTCAGAGTCGTGCTGTAGTATACTAATGGGTAATAGCTTGTGCACAACTGTGCCTAGTCTTACTGGTACTGGAACCATAGTTAAAGCAGCTTCTCTACTCAGGGATAAGATGGGCATGCCAGAGTGCAAGCACCCAGTGACCAATGGAGTTGCAAGATCGATTATAAATCAGCTCAGAACAGTCTCAGGGTTTACACCCTCACTTATGAGGTGCCTTATAGAGTCAACCCCGAAGATGATAGAATACACAGCTATGATGCAAGAAGGAAGGTCAAAGGGAATTGTGAAGATACTGGGCCAGGGAGAAGTTAAGAAACTGCAGAGCTCAGAGACAGGCTTAGCTAGGAGAACACTGGTAGCTTATAGCAAGCACAAGCCTAACTCGTTTTCAGTCCCACAGCTTATCAGTAGGGTTGGGAGAATACTGAACCTTTCTGGGATGTCTATGCCAAAACCATCAGTCAGGTCTGTGATAGAAAGAACCAATCGCACCAATGCATCCATCAGTGTTTTTTTGAATTTACAGGATGAATCTACTGTCGGCTTAGGAAGGAAGAAGCCTAAAACTTCACATAATCTGAGTTATTTAGAGCCTAGTATGTCATCAACTGGGATTGCTGACAGGATGATATTCGAGTCTGAACAGACAAGAGATAACAGGGTACCTTATAGGCTCATGCGGGTTGTAACAGGCATAATTAGGCACCACTCAGGCATTTCTGAGCAAATATCAAATATTTGCTGTATATTGGGCTCAGCATTGCCTAACTTGGCACCGTTCAACATGGCCGGGACAGATAGGCTCAGGGCATGGAGATCTAAGCCTGACATTGCACTGGCGATACCTGCAATTATTAAGGCTAGATCAACAGTGATTATGGGTAAGGGAATATCAAGGCTCTATCAAGAGGGTATTAATATCAATAGGACAAGCCTTGAGTATATAGCTCTGGCTGCAGCTTCTGGGGACATATCATCAGATAGGCTACTAGCTAAGCCACCCCGACATGAGAAAGATATATATTACTACCGTGCAAATGGCCTGATAGGGTTCTTAATGGATACAAGAATAACTAAGCTATCTCAAGCACCTGACATTGGAGTCACCCTACATATCAGAGATGAGGTTAAGCTGGTAGAAGCCTTTCATCAGCAAATGGAGGATGAGATGCTGTTTGATAACCTACAGTCGCTTGAAAATGTAGATAAGAACGATATGGATATGCTGATAGATTTCTATGCTGATAAATGCTACCGAAGGATATTGCACAGGGAAAGAGGTTACCTCGACATGGATAAAGTCCAGAGCATATACACAGAAACCACATCAAGTATAATGAATGTTGAGGTACATAAGAGGGTAGGCCTAATGCTGATAGCTGACAAGATCCAACAAGGCTTGGACATTAATGCGGCAAAAGAGGAGGTCATGTCAGGTCTACAGTCTACGGTAGGGGGGATGGGTGCATCAATCTTACAGTACATCCCTGACTTGGACGAGGTTGCAGTAGATAAATACATAAGAGCAAAGACGTTAGCCGACACATTATTCAGCAGTAAGAGAGTCTATGTCCTAGACGACGGGAGATACCATGGAGATGATAAAGTGGTTAAGCACGTGAAACATATAGTCGCTAATACAATAAGACAGATCTATACTGAAGCTTATGAGGACGGAGGTCATGGTAAATGGGACGCA